TACTAGCCCTACATTGTAACTACCAAACATGTTTACACAGTTAGTAACAAGTGCTTTAAGTGCCTTAGCCTTACGACCCATATCACCTTTCATGTCACCTGCATCAAACTGATTTAATTCTGTTGGTGTCATCATCATACCTAATGAGTCAATCACAAATAATACTTTAGGACGATCTGATTCGTCTGTTGCTTTATAGTCTTTCATAAAAGTTGATACTGTCTTTGCAACATCATCTAACATTGCCATATTAAGTTTAAGAAGTTTCTCGTCACTTGTATCAACTTTTAATGCTTGTAGCCACGATTCATCAAGTGCATTTTCACTATCAATCAGTACTACAAATATTCCTTGATCCTGTGCGGCTTTAATAATATTACCGCTGGCAATATAACTTTTACCTGCACCACTTTCTCCAGCAAATACTGTAACCTTACCAAGAGGAACACCCTTGTGGAAGTCACCACTTACTAGATAGTTTAATGCATAGTTTCCAGTACTAATCCAATCTGTTGGATCGTTAAAACCAATAGATAATCCATCAATACTTTTTGTTATATCTTTTCTAAATTTACTTACGTCGAATGGTCGTGCCATTTATCTAATCTCCAGTCATTGAAAAGTAGGGGGCTGTAACCCCCTACTATATGTTACTTGTTGCTTTGACGTGATCTGATCATTGCAAGAATGTCTTCAGCACGTTGATTTCCACCTTCTTCGGCTACTGGTGCAGTTGCACCCATTTCAGCCGGAGTTGCTATTGGAGCCGGTTGCATAACAGTTTCAGCAACTGGTTGAGCGATCGGAGCAGGAGACGATTCTGCTACTGGTGCCACCGGTGCTGCTGTTGCAACTGGAGTAGGTGTTGGAGCAGATGAGCTGTCTGGCTTAGCCATTCCAGCAGGACGATAGTATGATGCATACTTGTCCGGATCATATGCTTTTCCATCTACACTATCTTCAAACATTTGTTTAATAATAGCCAGTTCTGTTTCAGATGGTTTCTTTGGCAAGAAGTCATTCAAATCAAACAGTCCGTTTGTATCTACTGCTGACTGCTCTTCTTCAGTAATTGCAGTCTCTTTACGAGCCCAGTTACTTGTTGAGTAGTCTGCATAGCCACCTTTTGATGTCTTTACAACACGGAAGTCTAAACCTTTTGAGTAATCAGTTGGCATTTCTTCCATATCTGGATCCATTAAACTTGCTTTAATAATATTAAACAGTTGTGGTCCCATAATAAATCTACGAACTGGATTCTCAGGAGATGTTTCTTCTAGTGGATTGTCACGAACAAAACCTTGGAATAAGTAAGATTTCTTTTTCCAGTACTTTCTACCCATATCTTCTAAAGAACTATCTTTAAACCATGGACGTACTTCTGCAAGGATTGGGCAAGAACCAGTTGGTCCCCACATTTCCATACATGGTACTTGTACTACTGTAGTTTTTGTTTCGTTATCACCTACAATACCTTGAAATGGTAAACGAATCATTGCTCGCTCTACCCAAAAGAATGTATTGTTAGGGTTTGAGTCTGGAAGGAAACGAATAGTGGCTGTTTCGCCTTCGTTAATATTCCAGTGTGGATAAATGGCGTTGTCGCCATATGAGTTGGAGTTTCCGTTTGAACGGGTTTCTTGTGCTTGTAATTTTGCACGGATTTCTGCTAGTGATGCCATAATAATTTGCCTCTTTCTGTTTAGCCATAATGGTCGTTTGTTTTAATGCCTCGATAGCACATACAAGATCTACTTGTACTGCTAACAATTATATTTACCTTTGTGATAAAAGTCAACCACTTTTTTTAAAGTAAGCATAATGTCTTGTTCTCTAAGCATGTACTTAATATAACACAGTATATTAGTAAAGGTCAAGAGAAATCTGCATTTTTTTTGCATATAGTAGCGAATTATATACAAAAGGTAAGCAGACAACCTCTGACGCCTGTCGCTGTAACAGCGGTCCTAAGCGTTTTACTTTAATCCGGCTAAGCCGAGTATTCTATCTATTTCTGATTGGTAATTAATATCTTCATTTTTTACTGCAAGATCATCGTCACCGTCACCATCTAAATCTACCATAATCCAGTTTTCACCTTTTGGATCTTGACTATCATGTTGACAATCTGTAGTTGGCTCGCCTAACATATCACCACAATCTTTACATTTTAGGCTACATGCTTCGTTAATACTTTCGTCCATTGACTCACCAATATCATACATAAACAACTTGCCGTATATGTCTGGATGGTCTTGCTTGATTGCAGTTTTTAGTTCTCTCATAAACTCTTCTCTTGCAACAGTATCACTTGGACCTGAATCTGCAAGGTCAACAATGTCATGACCATCAGCATCACCTTGTTTCATAAGTCTTTTAATTGCATCAATTTTATCTTCGAGATCATCAATGTTTACATAACTTACAATATCATCATCCATGTTAAACACATCAACTTGTATTTGTCTTGGATCTGTTACACCTTTAGCTCTTACTTCTTTTTCTAATTCATTGTAAGTATTATTCCACTCGCTCGCATCTGCTTCATATGAGGCTAACATTTTTTCAATTGCCGGCTTAACCATATCAAGTGTTACACCATCTCTATCGATATCTGATAATTCTTCTTCACGACCAGTGTTAGTAATTTCTTCTGAATCTTCGTCTACTTTGTCTTCTTTTTTAGGAAGTTTATCTTTAATTAGACCTGCAATCTTCAGCATAGTTTCAAGTTCTTTATCACCTAGTGCGTTTTTCTGACTTTGTAAATCTGCTTCTGCTTTTTTAAGTGATTGTCCTAAATCTTCATCTACTTCTACTACTTTTTCATCCATTAGTCCAAGCTCGTCTAGCTCATCACTTATATACTGTACTGGATCTCCATCAGTAGCATGAACTGTACCATACGGCATATCTTCTGAATAGTAATCAAATAAATCCATATACAAATCAGTATCGTATACTGACATTAAATCACCACTCATTTGCATCTTTTTAGTTTCTGCAGGATGTTTTTTTAAGATTTCTATAACGTTGTTTTTGTCAATGTTCATACTTTGTACTTCTGGGTAGTCAGTATCATCTTCGTTAACTGAACCATCATTATAATCAACGGCTACCATTGCTCTTTTTAATAACTGTTCGTCAATATCATAACGTTGAATATTTGCTAATATCCATTTTTGTATAATTGGTCTTCCATCTGCATTTGGATCTTCATCACTTAAATCTCCAAGATCGTCATATAACTCATCATCACCTACAATGTTGCCTAATGCATTACTGGCATTTTGTGCATCTGGTCCAACCGGTAAAGGATTTAGCATTAATTTTTCAAGTGCTTCAATTGCCTCTGCTGTATCTGGAATTGCCCAAGTACCTTCAATTAGATTGTTAGCCCAACTCTCTAATTGCTCGTCTTCAGTTTTTAATTTTTTCTTTTCTTTTGGCTCTGACATCTTAACATTACCTTTAAGATACTTTAGTGCAAGACCCATTGCCGCGTTGTACTGCTTTGCATTGTCAGTGTCAAGATTACCTAGTGCATTAGCAAGTTCACTATCTACAGCATTTAGCTCTAAATAGTCAATTATTTTCATAACTATGCTTCTATTCTTTTGGTCTTTTTCTTGTCCACTGCTTTTAACTATTTCAAGTTCTGCATTAAGTTCTGCTTGTGCTCCTGGATTATTTTGTACTTCGATATCATCTGAAGATTTTGCAAACTTTATTAAATCACTTGCTCTGTTGGCAATTTTTGCATCTTGCTCTTTTTCAAAGTCATCATAATCTTTATCTGCTTGTGATACAGCCTGCTCTGCTTCGGCTACTGTGTCTTCGATTTGTTTCTCATTCATTGCTTTAATTCCTTGGGCTAAACTTGGTAAAACAGAATCCACAATATTGTCTCTTTCGATGCGAATTAGTTTACTACGAATATTATCTAAGTCGGCTTGTTCGATAGTAGACTCTGTGGGTTCGTATTGCCCTACATAAGACTTGTATCCTTTTGGACCTGATAATGTTTTTAATGTTGCAACTAAACCGGTTGCACGTTCTCTTGCTTGTTCAATAATACTTTGTGCTTCATCTTGCTCTGCGAAATTATCAGCACGTCTAAATGCTTTTACAAACTTTTTAAGATCAATAACTTCTTGATTCATTTCATGTATGTGTTGTCCAAGTTCATCTATTTGAGCACCACCTTGATTAACATGTTGTGCCATTGCTCTTGCACCTGCTAAAAATCTAAAAGGAAACTTTGTACGCTCTTTTGCAGTATTTTCAATAAACAAACTGTGTATTTGTCTTGTTCGTGAACCACGTTTTTCTTCATCAACTGGTTTAGAGTGCTTAATAACTAAACGTACTTCACCAATATTTTGATAACTGGTTTTAAGACTTCCGTGTAGTTTACTCTCAGTAACATCTTCAACTGTATCACTTGTATCGTTTGTTTTAATATAAGCATAGTCTTTTTTATCTAACTGTTGCTTACCAATATTTCTAACATCAAAACCCATTAAGTTTCTTTTTGCAAAATATCTTAATTCTTTTAAAAATGAGTACCAATCTCTTTTGTCGTCATAACGCATGTCTTCAGTAATGTTATTGTTGTAATATACAACTAGTGCATCTGGATCAACAATGTTAACTGTAACACTTCCATAACTCTTTCCACTGCCTGTGTACTCAAGTGTAAAAATTCTACCTGCTTCTGTTTCGATAGTACTTTGTGCCTGTTCGTTTGCAATAGTTAACTTGTCAAACTTCTTGGCTAATATACTGCTTAAATCTGTCGCTATTTTATTGTGTATTTGCATAAAGTTATTTATCCGAATTGTTTGTTCTTGCTTTGGTTAAAATAGCCAGATCTTGTTGTATGAGAACAGGAATTGGAGTACTATGTCCGCCGTAACACGGATGACTGTACAACCATTCTTCGTGCAATCTGCACTGGTTTAACCTATTGTGTATCTTACACAATAATCTTCCACTAGAATGTTTATGTATCCACATTCTAGCCACATAATTTTCTAAAGACGTAATATTGCTT